GAGGAGATCAAGCTCGACACCCCAGAAATGAAGAAGGTGCTCTTTTAAGTCGAGTGGATGTTGGAAAGCATTAGAGGCGGGCAGCGCCCGACAGTTGTGTTCACATCGTTTTTGAAGGATGAGCTTCGCCCGATTGGGAAGCCAGCACGATTGATCTCATGTGCTCCGTTTCACTTCTCCATTCTAATGCGCCAGTACTTTTTGGGCTTTAGCGAGCACGTCATGAACAATCGCATAATTAACGGCATCGCGGTCGGTATTAGCCCCACGAGTGACGAGTGGACTGTTTTGGGAAACAAGCACACTAAGCGGTTTTGTGTCGCTGGTGATGTGGGCAATTTCGATTGCAGCCTTGAGCCCAACGCTATGCGACGCATCAAAGACATCATCCACGAGTTCTACAATGATTACGGCACGCCGGATTATGAGATTAGGGAGGTTCTCTTTGATGAGCTGATTTACAGTAGGCACGCTTTTGGAAACGCGGTCTACGAGTGGATTGGCTGCAATCCGAGCGGCAATGTTCTGACCGTAATCTTGAACTCAATCATGACTCTGATCATGACCCACAGCGCAGCCCTCGAGATTTGTGATGTGAAACCACAGTTGCGCATAACAGATGTCGAAGTGGACACATATGGGGATGATGTGCTAATATCGTCAGATCGAGAAGAGTTCAGTTTCTTGAACTTTAAAAGGGTGTTCCACAAGTGGGACATCAAGTTCACGGATGAGAACAAGGGAGATGATTTCGTGGAAGTTTGGACTACTGTTCATGAGGTCACGTTCCTGAAGCGTCGCTTCTTGCGGCTGCCCCAGTATTCATCCACGCGTTTTGTTGCGGCTTTGTCCATGGACACCATCCTCAATTGTGTTCAGTGGATGAACAAGACCGATCACACGCACGAGGATTATCTCAACCGTGTCCACACCATGCTTGTCGAGCTCGCAGCTCACGGGCCTGATGTGTACTACCATTGGCAGCGTAAGATCCAGAAAGCAGCTGAGGGCACGTGGTTGGAGAGTCCTTTGGAAATTCGCAAGTGGGAGGAGCGTTTTGAGCTCTTTTTGAGCTCTGACGCCTCCTACTAAGAGAAGCACCGTCCGAAGAAGCAGCTATGACGTTAAACTAGGCTGAGCTCGAGTGAGTTGTGGTGGCCAACTAGCTCGAGTGCTGGAGGGTTAAACCTCGCGGTCACGGC